GACCTTTTTGTTCTAGTAATACTTTAAGATGTTTATTTCTACGTTGAAATGTCCCTTTAGCGGTGATATCATTATATGCATTAGAGACAAAAGCTTCGATACTTGGACCTATATCACCACATATAATAGAGTTAGATCTTGTAGGAGCTAGAGCCATTAAATGGGAGTTATATACTCCAGTACCCTTACACCACTCAGGTTCACCACGTTCTAGAGCTAAAGCTTCTGTCGCTTTAACAGCCTCTTCTTTTATAAACTTATGAATCTCATTATTTAACTTCATAGCAGAAAAAGATTCAAATGCTACCATCTTACTTTGTAGAAAACTATGCCAACCCATTACACCGATCCCAATAGCTCTGCCTTTTTTCGCACTAGCTACAGTCTTTTCCATATAAGGAATATTTGCAGCTTTATTTATAAACTCGTCAAGTACTCCATTCAGAAATAATGTTGCAATTTGAGGTACTGTAAAGCCTGTTCTAGTTGATTTATAACTTTTCCAAGTATCATATGTATATAAATTTAAACTTGATAAGCAACAGATGAAACTATGATCTCTATCTGTGTGGAGCGTTATTTCCGAACAAATGTTTGTCATATTAACTTTTAATCCATTATTTTTATACGCAGGAGGATTAGCATTATTAACAGTATCATTAAACATGATATAAGATTCACCAGTTTCTAATCTAGTTTTTAAAAGCTCTGCCCATTTAAGCCTAGCTTCCTGATCACCGTTTTTCACCTTATGCATAAACTCATCATTAATCATAGAACAATGGTGAATATTTAAAGCCTGTCGATTTACATCACCTTCAGGTCTTCTCATTTTAATAAAATCCCACCAATCTTTATGTTCAATATTTATATTAGCCGAAGTATTACCTCTCCTAACTCTACCCTGCTTACTCGCTAGTGTCGCTGAATCATATACCTTAGTAAATGGAATTACACCATCACTAGTACCATTTTTACCACCTTGAATAGGACTACCGGCAGGTCTTAGTTTATCAAAACCTACACCTACTCCGCCAGAGTTTTTACTCATCATAGAAAGTTCACCTAGACCTCTACCCATGATATCTTCCATCTCATCTTCAAGTTCTAGTCCGAAACAGCTTATAGGAAGACCTCTATGTGTCCCTAGATTCATCAGGATCGGAGATGCAGGTCCAAGGTACCCTTTGTAGATAACCTCAAAGAAATCGTCCTTAAAGTCGTCTGAGAACTTACCAGACTTTGCCGCAGCTCTAGCAACTCTACGATACATCCCCTTAGGAGTCTCATCCTCAAGAAGATACCCTCCTTTTAAAGTTGTAAAACCTTCCAAGGTTAACCATTCAGGAGCTTCGTTAGAGTCTTTTAATTTTTGTAGTTCTACTTGTATTTTATTCAATGTCGTATCCTTTAAATAAATTATCTACTGAAATATTAGACTTACTGTAATCAGTAACCCTTGCATGAAAGAAATCTGATAAATTTTGACCAAATACCATCTCCTCAAACCAATCCATCTTCTTAAGTGATTCTTGATCTATGTTTTTCCAATTAGTCTTTAGCCCCATAGAGACTAGTTTGTCATTAGCTCTATTTCTAATATAATTTTTAACATCTCTATGATCTAATCCTCGAATAGTCCCTAAAGAGAAAGCTTTATCTATAAAATCATCTTCTAATTGAACTGAGACTCTCGCCGCTTCATAAATTTCCGACTTTAACTCTTTATCCCATATATCAGGATTTTCCGAAATAAGAGTGTTGAATAACCAGATTCCGGCTCTAGAGTGTAAGTCTTCGTCTAAAGCTGACCATTCAATTATATTCTTCATACCACCCATAAGATTATATCTAGAAAGACTTATAAGAATTGCAAAAGAGCTGAATAGATTGACACCTTCTGTGAAACCTGAGAATATAGCCAAACGTCGCGCAATATCTCTTTTTGATTTACCTTTAATGTTTTTAAGTTTATCTAGTTTAGCTACAGACGTTTCATCCTGTAAAAAAGCCTCATAATTATCAAGTCCTAACGAGTCGTTTAAATAACTATACGCCTGTGTATGAATTGTTTCCATGTTAGAAAAAGCTGCACACATCATTTGAATTTCAGGCTTTCTTATAAGATTTCCTAAATGTCTCCAATAGTCATTACCAACTACTAGTTCAATTTGAGTAAATGATTTTAAAATCTGACCATAAACATCTCTTTCGCTCTGAACAAGATCCTCTTTCCAATTCTTGATATCTCCGGCTAATGATACCTCTGAAGGTAGCCAATGAGCATTTTGCTGCTTCTCCCAAAAATCAAAAGCTTTAGGGTACTCAAAAGGTTTATATACTTCTCTAGGTTTTAGTAAACTCATTAAACTCCTTTAATGTTGTTTGAATGTCTGGGGTATATTTTACTTGATTTTTGTTAATTTGTCAACTATTTTTTCTTCTTCCTCTCTTCTTTTCTTAATCCCGATTCATGTGCGCTTTTAATCTTATGACACTCTTTACAAATATATTGCATATTATCTTCATGGCAATATACTCTAGGAGCAAGTTCATCCAAGGACATGTCTTTTGTAGCCCGATCATAAGGTACTATAGGCTCTACATGATCCAGATTGAACATCTTAGACTCTTTTCCTCGTTGTAACTTAGGATGCTCTAATTTAAGCTTCTCGTAGTTCTTATCACTAACTCCTGTATAGACCATCACCATACATAAGGGACACTGGTATATAGATTGTCCTAAAAAGGAACTCTTCTTAGCAGCAGCATACATCGGAGACTTCTTAAAATCAGCTCTCATTAAAGTTAGGACTCTACCTTTTAACTTTATAGGATCTTCAAATATATCTCGTTTCGTAGTTTTTCTACCAGTAGTAGGTTTACGACCTTTCTTTTTCGCCACTACAATTTACCTCGATGAGAACAATCAGGACAGATCTCAATCTTTCCACCTAAAATGTTCATGACTTTTAAATTTTTACTTCCACAATTCGGACACTCTTTTTCCACTTTAACTTCCTTCAATGTTTTATCTTCTTTCGCCGCTTCAATCAGCTCTTCGACAGATATATCTTCTACGGAACCTTTTAGGAATTTCATATTACGCTCTAAGGCTTTTTCAGCAGATTTTAACTGCGAAACTAGATCTTTCTTCTGCTTTTCTAGTAACCTTATACGCTTCTTCAGTTTTGCAACTTCTGCTGATTTCGGTTCTTTCACTTTATCGCCTTTTTTAGATTTCAGATGGACTCCCTTACTCACTAGGTTAACAGAATTTTACTTTTTAGTCAATGTCTTTTTCTTCAAACTCGATTAATAATTCTATACAATGAATTGCTTTCTTTAAATCCTCGATACCGTTCTTATCTTTATACCGCGTGATATATTTAATAGCATTAGATTGACCATAATTTAGATCATTCTGAAGGCAATATTCCATGGGTTGAATCTTTAACTTAGAGTAATGATTTCCTGCTACCTGAGTTTCCGATGCCGCTACCTTTTCTTGACCTGTTATTAACCCATTTCTAATAATCTCATTAATTGAAGGAGCTGCTGACTGTAACATACTCTCAGCCTTTTCGATCCTATCTATCATTTCTTGATTTGTATAACCCTCATATCTTTTAAATCTACATGCCCAATGAGAGTCTTTAACTCCTTCGAACTGTAATAGGTCAAAATCAGGATCAATTTCGGAAGGATTAACTTGGACAACTTCTACAATATCTCCAGTTCCCAAATAAGGGACCCCAGGGTCTACAGCTTCTAATATATCACCAACTTTAAACATTACTTCCTCCAAATTTATCCACATACCAATAATAAGCTCTGAACCAATATTTTACAAAAGGATTCGAACTATATCTTCTCAATCTTGGGTTATTAATCATCATCTGCTTATTAAACTGTCTAAAGGCTTTTCTACGCCTCCACCAAGACTTGACCCTAACATTAGTCTCTTTCGTTACAAGAGTTCTATCACCGTATTTGACAGCAATAAGAGTCTGTCCTAGATCAGCACTATCTGCCGCTTGAACGAACTCTACCGATGTTCCAACTTCTATCCTATTATCTTTCTTTCCAAAAGCTTCTACAACTTCTAAAATCTCACCTTCTTGATACATTATTCCTCCAAAACTTCAGCTCTAGTTTCCATTATATCTGACTCTTTAATTTTTAGCAAGTTTAACGCCTGTCTTTTATTTATCTTTGGAGCAAATCTTCTAAGACCTTCATCTGTAAAAGCTGCTTCAGGATTGTCAGCTTTAGTCTTTTCTACAAAAAAATCGGCTACCTTTTCATTATGAGCGTTTATAATTTCTACTAGAATATCTCTACCTTTTTTTGATAGGGGAATTCCATTTGTATGATTACTCGTTTCTTCATGTGTTACTACGCATTTCATTATAAACTCCTAACTCTTTTTATTACAAAATCCACCAAATCTGGATTATCTCTTATTATAGCAAAAGCTCTAGGAGAAGTCAATCGAATTAAGTTCTCCTCTTTCTCATAAACCTTTTCTTTTTCGAAGTGAAAGACAGAATCAGCTAATTCGAACATTACCACATGACATAATTCGTGAAGTAAAGTTTCAATAACATTCTGTTCAGTTCTATTTTTATAATAGATTCTAACTTCTTTTTGATCGGAGTCTGTTTCTCCAAAGTCGGTAGCTTCTATATCTATGAATTTAATCTCCCAATCAAAACCCATGTAGTGAAATGGGATTGATGTAGGATATCTCGGTTTTTTTGTAGCCATTACTTAAGCTCTCCAATCCACCTACCATCTTGATCTAAAATCATAGGTATCAACATTGGTTGACCATCTAAAATTATTCCTAGACCTATTAGAGGTCTCCCTAGAGTCGTTTTATTATAAGCAAATGCTAAAGCTTTATCATCGATTAAACATCCTATCGTCATATTCCAAAGTAACTTATCTGGAGTACCTGTATATTTAATTTCGAATGAATTATGAAAGTGACCTTGAATAAAGTTTATGCCGAGTCTTTGCGCTACCTTTTGCCCATCAGAAGCTAATCCATGATGAAAGTAAACTCTTTGACCATCAGATAAAGTAATCTTCAAATCATTGTGCCATTGCCAACCTACAGGAGCATCTAGAACTTCACCGTAATCTCTTAGGTATTTCCGTGGAATTCCGTGGTGCTTCCCTTTACGATACACCATCGATCCGTGGTTTGAATCTACCAAATCAACCACCGGAAAGAGCTTATAAATAGGCTGTAACTTTTCGATAGCTTCTTCTAATTCATCACCGGCACTTGGCAAATCTGGATCAGAATCATGGAAACTCATCGCGTGTTTATCAACTTCATCTCCAATACAAATTACTCTATCCGGCTTATATACTCTTTTCACTTCTTTTAAAAATGAGACTACATCTTGATGCTCATATGGAATATGAAGATCGGAAATAACCAATACTCTACTGTTTTCAACCTCGTTACTCATTTAAATCTCCTTGAATGTATTTCTAAGCCCATCCCAAATCCGAGTAGCTTAATTACTATGTTACAATAAATAGATCTAATTGTCAACTATTTTTATAGAATTCCAAACTTTTCCTGTTTTTATTCTACTTATAGTTGCACTTGACACATCAAACTTCTCTGCTAGAGATGTGCCAGTTTCCCCACTACGCAAACTCAGCTTTATCTCTAAAACCTGAGAAGATGTTAAAGTAGTCATCTTATGATCCTCCCCCTTACACATATTAGCACCAGTTTCATGTATATGCAACATATTATCTCTATAAGTACACCATTCTAAATTGTCTAATTTATTATTAGCCCTATCTCTATCTTTATGGTTTACACAAGGTTTATTTTCTGGATTTGATATAAACGCTCCTGCTACAAGTCTATGAACTTTTACGAACTTACCCTTTCCTTTCATACTTAAACCTACTGCTAGATATCCCATAGTATTTATTTGAGATATCATTTTACCTTCTACTCTTCTTTTAGACTCACCTTTCCCGTGACTTATAGTTCTATCTAAACTTCTAACTCTACCTAAATTACTAACTTGATAATAACCTTCATATCCTATTATATCTTTCCAAATCTCTTTCATTCATCCTCTACTATGGATTTCTAATCCTATACCAAAACCTAATACCATGATAGATATATTACAATAAATACTATTACTAACTATAATAAATCCAGTATTAGCTTCAAGTCTTTTTGACACCAACTCAGATCCTGCAATACTTCTAACTTTATTACTAGAATAACTTGGTAGTGTCAAAAATAAGGTATAATTGTAACCCTTTTTCTCCCAATGCCCACCTTCTAATATTTTTATCATTTAGGTCCTCTTTTCGTAGAACTAACTCCCGAAATAGATATCAACCTTCCATATAACTTCCTAGCCTTCTTTTCCGACGCAATAATTGACAATAGTAGATTAATCTCTTTTCGTCGAACTCTAATATTCTCTCGTGTGACTCTTTGATCTTCCACTGTTATACATTTTAATTGCTTCATGAACCCTTGAACTGCTGAAAGTAGATTTAACTGTTTTACAGCTTCTTCATAATCTATTATCTTATTGTTCATTTTAACTCCACTGTTATAGGTGTATTTACTGCTCTATATTTTTCATCACAAGACGATGCATTTATAAAAGTTGTCGATCCTACTACTTCAATACCATGCCAATTATGAATATGACCAAATATATGATAAGTCGGATCTACTTCATGAACTCTATGTCGCAATATAGGACATCCGCACTCTACCTTATCATAAATAGAAATATCCATAATCCCTTGAGGAGGTCCGTGAGTAATCAAAACATCAGTCTTCTCAGGAATAGCACCCCAATATGGAGCGATATCTTGGTAGTCCGGATGATCTGACTCGTATGAGGTTCCACAGTTACCAGAGTCCCTATTCCAAGCCCAATTATGAAATCTCGGAGTAATAGCACTTCCATAGAAATACTTCCCTTCGATCTCTATACCAGTATTATTTAGATAGATAACACCTACTTTTGCGCAATCTTTTTTAACTAAATCTTCATCAAGTTCAGTAATTCTATCATGATTTCCCGGGACATATATCTTATGTTTATGAGGTAGTGCCGCAAACTCTTTAATAAATGCACCCCATTCAGAAAAAGTACCTTGACTTAAAGCATCTCCTGCATGAATCAAAACGTCACCTTCATGAAGATCTACAGCAATATGCCGCAATCTACAATGAGTGTCGGAAATACAAACAATCTTCATTGCAACATTCCTCCACCTTCATCGTCATCATCGTCCCAATCAATCTGAGCTAAGTATTCATCTAAAGGGTCTTGTAAATCCTCTTCAGAAAACTGCTCAATCATTTCTGGATCTAATCCGTACTCTTCAGCCATACTAATAAGGTTCTCTTCCGTAGTAATTATAATCGATTCTGGATCATCCATATCAGTAACCATCAACCTATTAAGCTTCGGATAAAGTTCTTGAATCTGCTCAATAATCTCTAGTAGTTTTTCTTTTTTACTCATTAACTTCCTCCGGATAAAGTGCCGCTACTTCTGCTTCTGCAAGCATATTGATAGTATTATTAAGCTCTATATTTTCTATAACTAGTCGCATACCGCCTTCCATAGCTTTATCGATAGTTTCTTGTAAATCTATGATCCTAGCCTCTAAATCATCCTCTCTATCATTACAATCTTCCAAAAGATTATCATATAGCTCATTATCAGCCTCTAATTGCTCATATTTATAAGCCGCAAACAAAAGTGCTATAAAAAGACTTATCGTTAAAATTCCTAATCCTACCATTAAATATCTCCTTTCGGCTATCGCCTCATACACTCTCTGTTTTACAGATCGCTTATTTTTTGATTAACTTTAAATGCAAACCCTGTTAATATGACTCCTAGAGCGAAAAAGCCAGTATTAGCCCAGAATCCGCTGAATTGAGCCTTTGAAAGCTCTGTCCTAGCTATCCTAGCCGCTTGTCTATGATACTCTGTAAGCTCTTCCTGAGCCACTTGAAGATCTTTTAATACTATGTTCGCCTTCTCAGCTTTCATGGCTTTCTCAGCCCTCTCAGAGGTTAATAAGACTCCCTTAAATGGAGCTGAATCACCTTTATTAAGTAGTGCCGCATTTTGAGCAAATGCTGTATTAGTAATCAGTACTAATATTAATAAACTTACTAATTTCATCATAAACTCCATGTCTGTTTAAGTCATTTTTTAGCGATGGTCTTATATGTAGTTTTTCAGGACAAGGTATTTCCGTCCCAAAGATATACAGTTTGGATAAAGGTCCGTAAACATCATATATACTATCCCAGAATATAAAATCATCATCACTGTTAAATACTAGATAATACCTCGGATCGTTATACTTATCAGAAATCATCGAGAAGCATTTTCCAGTATTATCTGTAACTATATTACAACTAGTCATTAAAGCGGTCAATAATATCATTACCACTAAATTCTTCATTTCTTCTCCTTGAATTTACAAAAGACTCCGCCGTTATTTCTAACGTAACATATAACTTCTTTGTTGCTACATCTAGTTATTGACGGTCCGACATTTTCGCAGATCATCTTATTTAGACTTTGAGCCAAAACTTCGCCACTACTTATTAAAGTGATCAAGAATATCATCATCGCTAGGATTCTCATCTCGTATCTCCTTTAATTCTTGTTTCAACTTCTCAATTCTTTCTACTGCCTTTTTCTCTTCTTTCGAAGCAAAAAATGATAACAGCCATTCTAATAGTTTTTTCATATGATCCTTAAAACGGTGTAATGCGACTTTTGCCGATCTCAGTGTTATTATATAGGAAAGTTAAAATTTTGTCAATATCTTTTTCTTTTAGATTAACTCCGTAGTCAGTAGTACATATATAAGTACCATGTAAATGGTTATTCATTAACTGTATTCTACAATCTCTTAAAATATCATCAGATAATTCCAAACTAGTAGGCTTATCCTCTTCAATTTCCCAATCATCAGCTAAAATGTCATCGGTATTCATTTGGTAGGTTAACATAGCTTCGGTAGTAATAATTTTACCGTCTACAGTCTTAAGCCACATTCCACTAGATCTTCTTTTAAAATTCTTCCCACTATCTACTACTAGCTGTAAGTTCATCTTTTTCCTTTTGTTTATATTTTGATATCCATGATTCTACTTTACTTATACTCACTGGACGGTAATCGTTTGCCGGAACTCCGATATCCCATTGTTTTCCATCTTTCGTTAACTTGTCATTAGCCTTTGAACTATGAATATGCCCGTGAAGATGAAACTGTCCGCGATCTTCTGTCGAGAATCTAATCTGCTTATGTTCCCCATGCCAAAGATCTCCATCTACCACACCTCTCATTCCAGTAATGTCTTCTCTAAATATACCACGAAGAGGACAATGAGTCAAGGTAACTTCTTCTCCGGCAATATATAAAGTTGCTCCATATAAAACTACATCGAATCCTAGTCTATACATACGGTTCACATTACCATCATGATTACCCAAAACTAGAACCTTAGTTCCATTTAGTTTCGACAACACTCCTGACAAAGTTTCGACATTAGCCATTCCTACGTCACCCAAATGATAGCAGATCCCATCTTCCGGCACTACCGCATTATAGTTATTAATCAAAACTTGATGCATATGATCCAGATCTTTGAAAGGTCTATCATCAAACACTATCGAATTAGCGTGACCTATGTGCCAATCTGAGGTGAAAAATATAGACTTTCTATCTTGCTTCATATCTTTCCCAATGTTGAATCTTATCTAAATATAACTTGTAATTCTTTTCTTCTAGTGGAACACCTTTCATTGTACCTTTTTTATAAAATAAAGTCAACTTACCTTTTATATAAGTATCGCTTTTATATTTCGGAATAAAGCTCCAGTAAAGATCGGAATTGTCAATAGTGTAGTATCCTTTTTTCATTTTAACTCCTTCAACATAACATCTAAGTTACTCAGCTCATCTTTCAGTGAATAAAAGCTATCCATAAGCTCTATACTTAAATAGTACATCCTATCTTCCGGTTTGTCAATCTTTGCTAAATTCTTGCTAATTTCAAACTGTAGTCCGATTAAATGTAGATGCTTTTGAAGAAAATCCGTAAGTTCATTTTCTAATAGGTCAATCTTATTTTGATTCATTATAACTCCCATTATACCCTTTTGGGTATACTAGTCCCAAAAACTCGCCATCTTATTTTCCAATAAGTAAAAATACCTATCAGTTAACTGTTTACTAATTGCGCGATCTTTTTTAAACGCCAACTTCATCTCTTTTCTCATTAATGGATCTCTATCTTCACCGAATAATTTACTAATATCATTACAGTCCGGATATTTAGCTTTAAACTTATTATAGTTATAATAAGTCGTCATCTCATTTTCACTCATTCTACGAGCTAATTCTGTGAATTCCGCCATTACCTTCATAAGCTTCGTATCGGGCTTGTCGTTCCATAGTAAATGAGTCTTATCAGAGTTCATGAATTTCTTTACACGCTTCATATGGGCATATATGAGGCTATGAGAGCCACTTGCATCATATGCTCTGGTATACTTTGCTCCATGATATCCGTAATATAAGAATCGTTCTATAAAGTGATACAATCGTAATATTGAATAGTACAAGTTACTCATCTTCATTCTCCCAATAATTACCACTTTCGCAGTTATCTATAACACTTTGAGGTAGTGGCGAAACTTCCGGAGCTACCATCCCTAAAGATTCGAATATCTCTAAACTATTGGAAACTTGTTCTTCATTTACGAACACAGTATTTTTACGACTCTTTAGTACTTTCTTTATAAAATCACTTTTCTTCATCTTAACCTTCCTCGACGTATTGGTTAATAATGTCTCTTAGCTTTATAGCTGATTTAGGATCTAACATTATAGTTCCATCGTCAATAGTAACATATATCATTGTATCATTAATATCAAGCTCTAATTTACCAAAATAAGTATCCACATCTATCATTGTAGTCATTCTAGAAGCTATCTCAGATATTATGTCATCATCTGTAGCTAAAGTAAAGTCATCTTCTTCATACGCACCCCACTTTTGCCCATCTCTAAACAAATCTTGACAAGTATAAGCTTCTCGGTCATCAAAATAACCTCTTGATGAGTCGAAGGATTCTACTATCATAAGCTGTCCTGATCTAATATGACCACCTCTTCTGATAATATCACCTACTTTAAATCTGTCCTTAAAATCATTTTTCTTCATGAATTTCCTTATAACAATCGTCGCAATACCAACCGTCGTCTTTATTACCGTTATTCAACCCTGAAGTTGAAAGTTCGTCAAAATCTTTTCCGCAATTATCACAAGTCATTCTTAGACATTCCTTTTAATATACTGATTTCTAATTCCTTAGCAACTATCTTTTTCTGGACTCTAATTTTCCGTGAACTCAATCCTCGCCTACCTTTTTGAGAAGTTCTAGCATTTCTTAAAAGAGCCTTCCATAGTTCAAAAGATATTGTAGCCCTGCCATTTTCGTCAAATGTAATAAAAGATTCCATTTATTCTCCTAATAGAGGAATTTATAATAACACACAATTCCTATAAATATTATATTCGATAGATAATTAAAAGTCAAAAACTTTTCCACAATTATCACAGTAGAACCTCTATATGTTTTATTGAATATGAACCACCTTGCCAATTGTGAGAATTCTCTACCATTATTGGTCTAATTTTATCATCAATAAGCTCATGTAAGTCTCTAAATTCTAGGTCAGGATCTAAATCCAACATTGTAGAATGTTCAAAGTAAGAACCAGATCCACCTTGATAATTATTAGGACAAAAAATAATATACTTGATGTATGCTTTCATAGTAAAACCTCCTAAGTTTTAGAGCCGTCTTTCCAAGCTGTCAAAGACTGTCATGTTCTTAATGCGTACACATCCTATACTCAACCACTTTTGAGTGCGACTCTGTTAGCCATTAAACTCTCTCGACGTTGACAGACAGGTTACGCCTTAATTAATGTTATCATATATTTTAATGACCGTCAAGTAAATTCAGAGCCAATTCCGCAGGAGCTTTCAATTTAATACTTAACTTATAATTATTTTCCATAATCTCTTGAACTAATTTCTGACATTCTTTAGCTTTTTCTTTTGGAACATTCATAACTAATTGATCATGGATCTGTAGTGCGACCCAAGCGTTAATCCCTCTTTTCTTAAACTCACGATTAATAGCTATTGCCGATAGATTTACAATAGATGCCCCAAGACTTTGTATCTGCCAATTCTTCGCATTATTTACACCGTTCTTATAATCTTTATATGCCGACTCTACCTGCTTTTTCGCTTCCTCTTTACCTAATCTTGCCGTATGCTTTTTGATTAGTTTCGCACGATATTTCCAATCTAGAAGCTTCGTTCCATGTTTTGCATATAACGCTTTAACTTTTGGCAAATGACGAACTCTACCTGACTCAGATCTGATAAAGCCAAAAGTATGAGCCTTATGTTCAGATTCGATCATCCATTTTCTAAGCTCCGGAAATCCTGATAGATACCCTTCTATAAGTACCTCAGCTTCTTCTGTAGAAATTCCAAGAGTTTTACCTAGTGCAAACGCTGTCATTCCGTAAGGAACTCCTAAGCAGTAAGCTTTAGCTGCTTGCCTAACTTGCTTATTAACTTTTCCAAGATAGTTCTCAGCCTTTTTGTCCGCACTAACACCTTCCATCTTTTCAGTAGCAATTGCAATCGTTGAATAGAAATCGTGACCTTTACGGAAAATATCCTTAAGACCTTCATCTCCAGAAACGTGAGCAAAAACATGCGGCTCTAAAGATTCATAATCATCGTCAACAAACATACGACCTTCACCTGCAATAAAGAATCCTCGAATAATATTATTATACTTTAAAACAACTTCATCAAGTTCACCCTCTTCTTTCGGTCTAGGTAGCTGCTGTAAATCTGACCCATATCTTCCTGATATAGTTCCATGCTGTTTAAAACTCGCATAGTAATATCCATCCTCATGATTATCTAAGAATCGATCGATATAAGTCCCACGAATCTTTATCAGCTTATTATAGTTCGATAAATCTTTTGTCCAAGTTAAGTCTAAAGTTCCAAGATGTTCGATAAAATCATCGTCAAACTTTGGCGCACCTTTTGGAGTTTTCGATAAAGGTTTAATTCCCATATATTCGAACACTACCTCTCCAAGTTGCTTTTTAGAGCTTATATTAAATACATTCTTTTCATCAGCTAAGTATAAATCTTTTTGAATTTGAAGGATATCATCTTTATCGATCCTATCAAAACAATTAAAAAGTAGTGCGAGTTTTTTCTCACAATCCGAATCTATCAAAGTACCCATCGACATACTATATTTACCGGCTTTGGTTTTAGGTAAATCTATATTATAGAACTCTACAAAAGCTTGACCGAATTTACCAGTACTTTTTGCAGGATACTTACTAGCAGCTTTATCAGTTTCCCAATTATAGAAATCCTCAGTAGCACAAATTTCCTGCATTACCCGATTCTCTAGGATGTCTATATCGACTTGAATATCTATTTTCGCTTGTTCAATTTGAGGAAGGTTCAAACATAATCCATGTTCTTCCATAGGAATCGTAACTTCACGATAAAGTGGCATTACCTCTTTATCAAAGAAGAACTCTTCTAACTCTTCTTCTCGAATCTTATCTAAATAGTAGAATCCGATTCTTAGTGTTAAATCTGCATCGGCACAGGCATATGGTCCCATAACGTCTAAATCAGCCATATACATATCTTTCTGCGCTAATTTCCATTGACCACCGTTCTTAAGAACATTAGCTTTCATAGCTACCTGCTCTTCATTGGCAGCTCTTTCCATGTTTAGTCCAAGGAACTCTTGTAATTCAATCGCAGTTCTTTTTAACGCAAAGTTTGCATCTTCGTCAACCGTATGTTTCATAAGCATAACATCTGCTGCTAAACTCGGCTTTAAATCTATCTTAAAGTTACTCTTGACGATTCGACAATCATAACTAGCGTTCCACATAAGCAGATCTTTTTCAGCGATCATCTCTAAAGCTTTTACAAATAGATCCTCAGAAACGCCTCTTATAAGCTCCTCTTTTTCGGCACACCAAGTATGACGCACGATATAGAACGCTGTGCCTATTTCGCCGCTAAATGACATACCTATGACCTTATCTTTTCTCGTATTTAATCCGGTAGTTTCCGTATCGAATCCGTGAAAATCATAAGCTTCTATATGTTTAAAAGCTGCGTCCATTTGTAAATCATGTGAAATTATATGATAGTTTTTATTCATACTAATCTAACATCTCTATTCTAATATAAACATTCGCATGACGATCTTGGGAATCTTTCGCTCTCACTATTTGATTAAATTGAAAACAAGGTCTTCCCATTCCTTTATATATTTGCGCCGCCATTTCTGGAAAAGCAATTATACCATTTTCATTAGTAGCTGATAGTGATATTTTTAAATAAGAATAATCCTCTATTTTTTTAGTCTTTCTATTTTGTATTATTTTTTTAATACTCTCTATTACTTCCATTACCACACCTCTCCGTTTACATCTATTACTAAATAATCCTCAATCGAACAAATTACATAGAAGTTAATCAATTTCTGTCGATCCTTCTCAGTCAATCTTGGAACAGTTATAAAATCGTATAAGATCTGATCGATCTCGTCATCATCTTGCCCTAAATAGGATACCTCGTCAACTAAATAGTCATCTTCCATATCTTCGACTTCTGCTCTAATTCCGTTGACTTCGAAATAAAGCGGCGTATAGAAGAAAAGGTCGTCGGAAGTCCAACATGAACTACTTTGTCTCATAACTCCTCTCCTCTAGCATTATAACCATCTTGCCACGCTCTGTCAAGTAAATATTCATCATGTTGATCTAAATCATTAGGAGCTATTGTTCTAAAAACTTCCTCTACAATTTCTTGATCTACATTTTGCAATCCTAAAGTAAAAATAGCCGAATTACAAGTATTATGCCATTCGCCGTTTAATCCATTTGGAGATTCTTCTAGCCAAAAAGCAATATTATCAGGAATCTTAACTCTAGATTCACCGTATAATGCCACTACAAGCTCTTCAATTGAATCTCCTACTACCACAGGCTCTCTAGAATCATACCGCTTTACTTCAGCCTTTTTAGCCCTCTCAGGGACTACAGGATCTAGAAGTTTACCTTCGAACCAAAATCCGTCCACAAGTTTTCCTCCAAAGAAGAATCTTGCCGTATCTTTACATGCAGGATCTACATGAAAGTACTCCGCTATTTTAGCATAAGTCGCTTTATAAACGTCAGCTTTTGTTATGGTCTTGGCTAATGGGAATATCAATCGGAATCTATGGTCATCATCTGAATGACTCGTACTTGGTATACATAATGCCGCAATATCTAGCTTATGTACCATTGCTTCGGCTTCTTCAATAGTTTGTCCGTGATCTATATCAAAAGCCAAAACATCGGCACTACAAAATCCATCCTGTGATCTATATTCTTCGAACACAAAAGGACTCCAAGCTTTCTCACATATAATATCGATTAATTCCTGATGAGTCGCAAAATTCACTACTTCTGGCAAATACGGTTTAGAAGTGAATCTTGCTTCACGACCTTTCTCGTCTTTTGACGGTAATGCTTTTGCTTTAGGAAAGATTGATAGTTTCATATTAATATAAACCTAATATCTCTTTTATTATTTTTTTAGAGTAAACATCCTCTTTTTGGACCATGAAAGTTATACACTCTCCTTGGTTATATTGAGGCTTTTGCCAATTATAAGCTGCAATTTCCGCAGACTCTATTGAAGTGTATAAATCATTAGAGTATATATTAGGTCCGAAGAAAGCATTACCTCTAATCTCACCTCCTATACAAACTAAAGTCGTCCATAACATAATTAATGTCATTTTAATCCTCCATGATACTATTGTATCGACTTATTAATTCCTCAATTACATCGTAGCATAGATCAGGATTAGTGTCAATTAATTCTTGAAGCTTACCAGAATATCCATGCTTATTATTCGGGCGAAAACAATACTCCCAAATATCATCCAATTGTTCTACCATTTTTTCAGCATCGTTCATAAGATTATATCGTCTAAGATCATCTTCGTTGTCTAAATCAAATTCTATTGTCGCTTTCATAAATCTCCTAATCCATATCATAATATTGTTCTAAAAACTCTAACATGGCAATCATAACTTTCTTATTCATATAAAAAACATACCCATCATTAGCAAAGTGAGTATGCCGACACTCTTGAAGATAGTCTGAAGGTCCTGAAACTGTACATAGTAAATTGTAATAATCTCCGTCATCAGAACCATAAGCCCAATCATAAAAAGCGAAATCGTACCATCCATCTCGATTATCATAAGATACAATCAATCCCTCATCAAGTAAAATCTCAACTGACTCAGCAGTATCTTTAATATCCTTTAAGGCATATACAATATCTTCGTCGTTACAGTAACTTTGCTTTTCTATAAGCTTTAACTTACTCGCTTTCATATTTCATCATCGCTGTCTGGAGTTCCGCCGCCGAATACTTCGTTAAGCACAACCGTTTTACCGTCTTTACCTTTTATTGTAGTAGATAGATCAACATATACTAGTTTTATAATATTTTTGCCGTCTACGACTTCGTTATGAAAATCATGCCAATTCCCCCCGTACATTGCTTGTTCTAACATACACCCTACACATCCGCCACAAGCTTCGTTAATAGACACTCTACCTTTGATAGCAAAGCATTGATAATCTGACATATCTAATTCTTGTATGATTTTTCCATTATCGTAAAATTGATAAATATCTATCATATGTGACTCCATGTAATTCTATTAACAACTCTGCTAATAGTAGTTAAAGATACTCCCATTTCTCTAGCTATAAAGCTCTGAGAAACATTACCATCAGCATACCATGATCTTATTTCAAGCACAAGCTTTTTATTCAATCTTCTATACCCTTTTGTACCCTTATTAGAATTCAAGTTATTGTCATAAGCATGTTGGTTATTTTCCGAATAAGTTGACCATTCTAAATTCTCTACCCTATTATCATCTTTAATTCCGTTAATATGATTCACAAATGACTTATTCTCAGGATTATCTATAAAAGCCAACGCTACTAATCTATGAACTAGGAAGTTTTTACCGTAATCATGTTTCGATATGCGAATTCTTTTATAACCTTGTCGATGAGTAGCCGGATTCAATATCCTATCTTTTCTACACTGAATACCTTCTACTCTCTTAACTCTCCCAAGATTACTTACTTGGTATAATCCTTCATATCCTTGGATATCTTTCCATATCTCAGATTTCATCGTCATCAGGAGTCCCTCCTCCAAACACTTCAGAAATCTCTACTCTTTTACCGTCCTTACCTTCTACTGTAGTACTAAGGCAAAATTGGTACGATTTAAACTTTTCTTCATTTTTTCTAAGCTCTAGAACTTTATCATAGTACATCTTGAAAGTAGAAAGTTCGTTAGTATCTAGCTTAACTAAATCTTCCGAATCAAAATCATATCTCAATAGATAATTCATTCCTTCCTTACATTCATCACCTTTATTCTTATAGCGGATCTTTGCATACTGCCATCCAGTAACAGCTAAGTTACACTCTTTCTCTACTCGTCGTAAGGGTTGGAATACCGTAATAATATTCGTCATTAAATTCTCATATTTACTACAGCCATAACAGCCATCTTTAGGAACTGGAATATCACCAATACCTTTTCCTTTAGTAGTCTGAGATAAGATAAACCCATGACTATCTAAAGCTACGGTCATATTCTTAACTTTTCTAACGATAGGATTATAATCTACGCTGCCGCCTTTAATCGATATCTCATGAAGATGATCTAGAGCATAAGCATGAATGGTAGTGCCGAGAACATCTTTTATTTTCGTAAGCTCTATTTCAATATCGGACACCGTTAAATCTAAACAGTTTCCATCATCGTCAAAGTTTTCGACTATATATAATCTATCCGCAAGTTCTGGACAATCTTCGGTAGCTTTAAACCATTTCTCAGCAATTTCCGCCGCTACAAGTTCCAGTGAAACAAATGCAACTACACCTTCTGCATTATTTTGAAGAATCGCTTTTAATAGTTTTAGAACGAACGTAGTCTTACCTACTCCTGTACCTGCTAGAATACCGGTCATATCACCACGCTGCCAAGGTCTAATTAGACAATCAATATCCTTTGGACCTTTTACAGCTTTCTTCGGATCTACCTTTCCAGATACTAATCCCTGACGTTTCATATCACCTAAGCTTCTAACACCTGCTTGTTTCAATCTAGCTTCATTCAAATTCATTTCTTTTCCTTAGTTATACAATGATCATTTCCACAAAATACTTTACAAAATCCACAAGTTTTCTCTACAGGTTTAGTATCCGTAGAATTGTCTAAGTTCTCTGATTTTTTCTCTACATTCTTGCTCATGTTCTGGAAACTCCTCTATAATAAAAGTACACGCTACTGTAATTGGAATCCCTGCTAAACTACAATATTCTGCAATAGATTCATCAGTAACACCTTTCTTATTAAAATGCCTTATAATGTCGCCTTTTCTGGCTCTGAAATCTTCTGGATTAAAAATGGTAATCTCCTTGAAAAAATAATGCCCGTCTTTCCGAGCTGTCCACACGTTTTTATACAGGTACATCTCGAACCCTGTCAGGTCTTTCCCCACGTCAATATCTAAAAGGTAGCCAGTAACTCTCCTGACAGTCAAACCACTTAGTCTATGCATCGACTACAGGCAGGTTTCGCCATAGTTTAATTAATCGTCAAATACTACAAATCCATCTTGCTTGATGAAACTTAAGTCACCATCTTTTTCAAAACGCTTCTTAGTTTTCTCTAAGCTCTCGATCTTTTCTTCGTCACCTTCGTCACCGGCTTTAGCTATAGAAGATTCAAGCTTACTAATTTTGTTTCCAAAATGAATCGCTTTTACTACTTGTCCGTTGATAGTAACTTCTACTTCGTCACTAAACTTGACCGTATATTTCAATCGACCTTGAGCATCTTTTTCAAATACTGGTCCACCGTTTTCGTTCTTCTCGAACTTTTTCTCGTCTTTATTATAAACCGACTTTGCACCTAAATACCCTACATCCACAAATTTTGCCATTACTTCTCTCCTTTTGCCGCTTCTCGCGCTTTATTATCTTGTTCTCGTTGTAATTCACCTAAAATATGCATCGTATAACTTGCACCTGCTTCAACTAAGCTAAACATTCCACCTAGAAACTCTTGCTCTCTTTTCGCCATAGTCTTTAGATCTACATCCGGATCTTTCTTATAGATGTAGTTCACAGTAGCTTTTAAAGCCCTTCTAAGCTGTTTAGGACTCATTGCATCTATCTGATCAGGTAACTTAGTCCCAAGCTCATTTAAAGTCCTTTCTACACCTTCTACGATGTTCTCAGTTAACTTATCAATCTTTTCTTCACTTTTCTGATCTAACTTTTCCATTAAATCTCCTCTTCTTCAACAACCGGAGCTGCTTCTGGTTTCTTACTATCTCTAAAACTATTCTTACTTTTCGCCACTACTTTAGGCTTATCAGCAGCTTTTACAGCTTTTTTCACTGGAGACTTAACTGGCTCTTCACCTTCTGGAAGATCCTCTCCTGCATAGATATAAAGCCCTAGACCATGTAAAGCAATTGCCTTAACTGTAGCTCTTTGAATAGCTTTATTTACATCCATCATATTAACATCAGAAGCTTTAATCGCTTTATTACTAAAGTTCATACAAGGTAGATAATTAATATGCTCAAGTCCGTTAACTGTAACGCCGACTTTTACCATAACTCCTGCATCACCATCTGCAAAATAAGGAAGACCTGTTCTTTCATCATGGTAAACTTTTACCGTAGAATCCGGAGCTACCTTTTTAAGTTCCGACCAAGCATATACCCAAGATAAGTATGTAAACTTACCTTTAGTATCAGTCTTACCTTTAACGCTAATCTTATTCAATTGTTCAAATATTGTCTCGGTACTCATTAATCTTCCTCCTCGTATAAATCTTCTGCTTCAAGATTATACCTCTTAATTATAGAAACTTCAAGTTTTTTTTGTACTTTTCTTAGCGGCTCTAATTCTTCATTAGTAACTACTCCAGATTCCTCAGCTTTATTAATAGCATTTGTAAACGCTACAAAGTTTTGAGTATCTTTATTGATAACTTTCATCGCATTTTCAGCTTCTAATAGGAAGATCTTATCTTCTCCAAGCTCTAATTCTTTTCTTGCGTCTTCAATAGCACCTTCGATAGTAATTCCATTAGCTTCATATTGAGCCAATTGAGTTCCTAATCTTACGATGTCTTCTTTTTCACGCTGTCTCGCATTGATTAATGTCGTGTTCACCTTTTTCATTATTTTTGCTCCTTAATAAGCTTTTGCATCTTTTTAATAGCTTCTGCTCCTACCATATAGTTCTTACCTCTAGTATCTGTTGGATGAGTATGAGTCTCTACAACTCTAGCTTTTCTAGATTCAAGGTCAAACTTTATCGATACATAGGTATTGCCGACAATAGATACACCTTCATATGGAAAGTCCTCAGATTCATCGTCAGCAATTACATCAGCTTTATTCTCAGCTTTTAGTAATTGTTTAACCTTACGGATTATTGCTGATTTATCCGGTGACTTTAATTTGTTTTCGTCTATTGTTAATAGGTCCTCTAATTTTTCTAACTGTAAACTCATTTTACCTCCAATCCAATTGCTCTTAATTTTATCTTCTTTTCTTCCAAACTTAAATGTCTCAACTCATATAATATCACATCTAACTCAACCTTGTCAAATATACTTTTATCGAACTCCTGCTTTTTTCCGCACATTGCTCTATAAATTCCTTGCTCTCTTTTTTGAAAACTCTTAAGACAACCTTCTTTTTCGCCGCATACATAAGATGCTCTTGCTAGATTCTTATAATCTTGAGCATTATAATCGATAGCTGATATATTTAAAAGTACCGTAGTTAAACATGTTAAAATCATTTCTGTCTCCTAATCCAATCCCATAACTGCATAGCACACATGGGTAATAATGCTAATGCCAGAATCTTATTTTCATCTGGAAAGCTTCCTATAAGAGTATAGCACACCATGCTAGATAATGTCAAGCATAGGACTAATCTCTTCTTTGAGGATCTAAAATCCGTGTAATTTTTACTCACTTTATAACCTCTAAATTCTTCATTGAATTTTTTTCGCACAAACCACGGTATTGGCAATTGCCGAATTTACTACAACTGTCCAAGTTTTTCTCAAAAGCGCTTTTTCCTTCCGGTAACTTCTCTTTAATCTCTTCTGTAACGCCTTCTATAACCTCGAATACCTCATCTAACCATTCCTCAGTAATAACACCTTCAACGAATTTTAGACGTACTCTAGGCTCTCTCTTACGAATCTTCTTATCGCCAACTAAATATGCCACATCTGGAATCTTTTCCTCTTGAGAATAAATCCCTAATTGCATACTTTTTGCCGCACTATCAGCCGGATAATATTGAGTCGGATTAGAACTCGTCTTAAGATCTACTAGGACTTTCTTCGGATTACAATCTGAACATGTATCTTGACCTAACTCTACTCCCCCTGCATCTAGTACATCAATTAGACCATACCCTTCACAATTGTCACAATCAGTCTTCAAGGTCACTACAAAATCTAAGAATCCTATGAATTTATCGCCACTACCATTTTCAATCTCGATCTTTTTTTGAACGCTATGAACTTCGGCTACATTTTCTTCGATCCATTCTTTGAACTTTTCGACAAGCATCAAACCTTTTTGCTCTAAACTAACCCACGCCATATAATTAAATAGGTATTGTTCGATATCGTTCAACTTCTTTTTATTCTTACGTTGTTGCTTACAGTAATCTAGGAAGTCTTTTTTATCTAATAGGTCAATCTTGAGTCTATCACACGCATCATTTACATGTTTCTGATCTACTAAATCAGCATCAACATCTCCTGCAAAGAATCGCATATCAAGTAAATCTTCCGGCATTTTCTTTTTTACGCCGTTCACTTCAAAGTTATTCAAGCATTTATAAAAGGTATCTTTATATGATCCCTCTTGTTTCAAAAGAATATGCTCGATAGTATTATCAAGTAGAGTCCCGAAAAATAGCGCACTACCTAAATAAGTCGGTCTGATTCTAGCTACTTTATCGAGATACCATTTTTGCTGACAATCGAGATAAGTTGATATTTGAGAATTTGATAGGTTTATTGGTTTAGTCATTTAAAATCCTAATTCTTTTTTTAATCTAGGACATAAACTCTCAGTAGTACCAAAAATCTTGTAATAAGCCTCATCAAAGGCTTCCTCAGTAATCTCGATCTTTTTCTCTGGAATTTCTATGATAAGTTTTGCTCTATAGAATTCTACTCCATCTATATACATTATATCCCCCACTAGATTACCATCATCTTCTATAATACCTTCTACATCGTCGTGATTTATATACTCTGGAACGAATACATTAATTTCTTTAGTCTTCATTACTTCCTCTCATCACAAATTTCACAATATTCAAATTGCTCGCTTAATCCTGTATAATTTTTCCACTTATGGTCACAACTTTTTGCCACTACTGGACAATTATACTCTCGTTTATACTCTACATGGCCATCATCTAAAATTCCTTGAATCCGCACTTCTCTAGATTCAGGTACTTTAAAAGCCTTAGCAACTTCTGCCCAACTTATCTTATTCTTTTTACCATCGATCTTAATATCAATCTCCGGAATCTCATCCTCTTTATCTGGATCTATTGTCGGCATATCAAATGATCTACTAAATGCTCGTTTGCTCATCGTAAAAACCTCTTAAGTAAATAATCAATTTCTTGCATTGGAGTAGGCTTAGTAATACTTCTCCAACTATTATAATTTACTCTCATCCTATACTCATTTCTATAACCTGCTTCATATTTTCTACGATACACTTTATACTTCTCTGTCTTTTGAAATTTAATAATACCTTTTTTATTTAGTTTATAGAATGATCCTGCTTTTGTTGCCGCAGTTACTGCCGAGTTTCTTTCTACTTCTTTTCTATAAGCTGTTCTAACTTCTTTAGAATCTCCTACTAAAGCTAGAAATATGTCTCTCCTATCTCTAGTATGCATCCCTATTATCTTAAACCAATCGTCAGCTTCTTTAAACTTTTCTCTATATTTGCCCATACTTAGCTCCTTTATATCTATAAAATTCTGGCTTAGCTGCAATTCTTTCTTGAATCCTAACTCTATTTAATTCCTTAGCTGCTTCATTGACTTGATAAGCTCCATAAAACTTACTAGGAACATTCTTAAATATAGTAGCATCTCTATTGGAAATTGTAAAGCCGCGATTATCACATTCTTCTAATAAGCTCAGAAACCGTCCTTCTAGCCACTTAAATTTGTCCATAAAGAACTTTACATGTCCCTTACCTAAAACGTATTCTAAGGGTATTTCAGAGTCCCTAAGAGGTCCTGACTTTCGATTAAGAGATGTTCTTAAATTACTAGGTAATCGCGTAATTTCACGAATCTCTGCAAGTAAATGCTGATCTGCTAATTCTTTTACCGGCACCACATTAATCCTAGTCATTATTTTCTCCTAAAAATCTTACTACAAGTTTCTTCTGCATCTTTTGCCGCAATACCATCACGCTCAATCAATCTGTAGACACATTGTTCCACTTTCTCAGTAGTAGTAAGGTCATTGTACCCTCGCTTCTCTGGAGCTTTATAAGTATACCTCGGAGTCACACAGCTTGTCAATAGCATTGTAAAAATTATATACTTCATCTTTGCTCCTTTTCATTCTCACTAATTCCTAAAAATGCAAATACGATCCCTGCTGCACCTAAAATAAGAGCTACAGGACTACCCATAAAAGGTAGAGCCGAAAATATGCATACATAAGTAAATATTAAATACTTGGTACTACTTCTCATCCGTACTCCTCAACTTTTTAGAAAGCATTACTAGTCTATACAAAGCTACCGGATCTACCTTATAGAATATAATCTCGCCATCAAAAGATTCTACAGGTTCTCCAAACCTATTAAGTATAGATTTTACAACATCAGAGTCATTAGTCATATCATTTATATTCATAATATACTCAACCCTTGATTTCCACCGGCTCTACTTGCTGCTTGAGCTAATACGGTCATTAAAGCCTCTTCTAACGTCTCTTGCTTACTAAACCCTAGCGAAGTATTAGTCATACTGTCGATGAGTCTCACGGACGTTCCTGACCCTTCTAACGTCACCTCATAATCTAAACCATTCTTCATTAATTGTTCTGTTAATACTGCTAATAACATATCTGTGCTAATAAAACTCATTAAAACTCCTTATATAATTTATATTCAATTACTACTTGCTCAAAAAAATACAGCGACATTTCTCTTTTTTTACTATTATATTCATCATTTACTTTCCCGAAAAGACCATGGGAAGAATTATCTTTACCACCCATAATATTTCTATATAAGATGCAAACCTTATTTTTATCAAGATCAAAACCATGCTCTTCAAACTCTTTTCTAAGATTTAAGCAAACATAGCCCCACTTACCTTTTAATTTAGAAACTCTACGTTGAAACTCTTTTTTAGTCATAGTCTTTGATCCTCTCTTAACATTGCGTTCTCAATATTTAATTCTGCTATATCTCTATTATATTCTATTTGCATTTCCATCAAAGAGTTATTAAACTCTATTCTAGCATCTATAAGATCTTCTCTTGCTTGTAAAGCTATCTCACGTTCTCTAGCTGATAATGCTAATGCAAATAAAGCCGATAGGATAACTAATGCTATTAGCCACATTAATCAACTCCTAATTCTACTGGATTATCTATAATAGTATTTAAACCGAATCCGCATAATGATATAAAAATATCGTCAAGCTTTTCTTTTTCTTCTTCTGATAATCTATCATATTTTCTTTTAATAATCCTATCAAAAGCATCTACATAACCATCGTCACTTTTAATTAATTCTAAAACTCTTTCTTGTAAATTCATAAGATCTCCTTAATTATTCCTTATTAAGTCTACCACAGTTTTAGCTGATAGGTCAAGAGTAATTAACGCGCTATGTAAAGTTTTCACAGTAATATCTTCTTTCGTAGCGTTATCAATAACTTGAAACTTATCGCCGCTTTTTACAAGATCTGCAATATATTCTAGTTTTACATAACTGTTAGTTTTAGTCGAGTAAAGCTTTCTGTTCGTGTATCTCTTAATTTTTTCCATTTAGTATCCTATTTCTATTGTCATTCTCGTTATTGAGTAACCGTTAATTTCTTTTGTACAATCTTCTTTAAAATTCATTGTAAGACATTGTCGCGTCCTATTTATAAACTTTGCTAGATCCGAAGTAGCTCTAAATAATTTAATACCGTCTTCTACTTTTACGCTCCATGTATATTTAGCCTTAGCCCCTTTATGATTATTCCTCTTCGTAGTATTTTTACTAATTCTACGCTTTCTAGGAGGTTCTACTCTAGGCGACAAGTCTTGTATCTTTTTTCTATATGCTGCTTTTATATCAACCTCTACGTCCGTCATTCTATGTTTAGCTATAGTATAACCGTATAAACTTTTACCTGTCTTGTATATTTGTCCAAACTTTAAAGCTGATGTTTTCATAATAACTACACAATCCGCTACACTATTACAACAAATCTCAATTCCATCTTTTTTAATAATATAATAATTCCTACCGAACTGTCTACTATTATCTACAGGTTTAAAAGTCTTGATCGTATTAGCATCTTTTATAAATTTCTTAAGCCTCTCACCTGTTTTAGTAGCTTTTAAAGTATATATCTCGTCGCAAACATATCCTTTAGTTATCATATTATTAACAGTAGTTACCGATTTTCCTAAAAATTCAGCAATTATATTCTTCTCCGTATAAGTCCCTATTAAAACTCCTTCATCAAAAAGATCATATCTGAACTCCTCTATAAACTGTGTAGTACCTTTAAGGTTCGGCTTTATATCTCTAATAGCTATTCTAACAGTCTCAGAGCCTATTGTAACGGCTCTTAATCCTCCGGTTAGTATCTCACCTATCTCAACTTTAACGCTCAAATCAGTACCTATGTCGGCTTTAAACATTTCGTTAAAAGTTCCAACATTACATTTTTCTTCTGGTAACGCATCAAATTTATTTATCAATTGTCCTATCATCTTACCACTCCCACTCTGTACCACAGTCTAAACATTTCACATTGTAACAGTCTACTTCATATCTATGACCTCCACAGTTAGGACATTCAAGTTCGGTAATCTCGTCCACATCCTCCTCGTCATAAAACTCATTTGCACCATCGTCATATAAATCTTCTTCAAGCTTGCTCTCACAAATTTTCACTACCTTAAACTTGTCTAAAATCTTTTCAATTATTTTTCTCATTTATTCTCCTTGTTTGTTTCTACTCATTAAGTATATCAAAGCTTATGCATCGTGTCAAGTACTATTTAAAAGAGGGTAGGATTTTCGCCCTACCCTGTAAATTTTACAATTATTGAATTATTTTTTCTGTTCTTAAGTTAACAGTATCACCGTCCAAGCTGTCTATTAAGCTCGTTATGACTAGTAAACAGTTAGCTACGATCTCATTGTTACCTTCTTTTAAAGCCTCGTCATGAGTTTCTAAGTGGTAATCAATTTGCTCTTCAATTTCTTTTATCGTTTCTAAATTCATTTAATCCCCTTATATTTTCCATTTACTACTTTAAACCTACATGATTGCTTATCTGTAGTCCTATATGATCCATTTTGTAATATAGTTAAAAATCTCTTACCTCTACTTTCAAAGTATGCTACAATTGACCCATCTGACATTACTAATAACACCTCGTCAAAATGATTAGAATAATCACCACATGGATCAATGACTTCAGCTACCGATAGATTATTTTCAACTTTGAGTATATAAGCTGTATGAGAGGCTATTATATTAGATAAATTATCTTGATCTACACTATTATCATTAACTTGATTGCTTAACGTATTTAATGCATCATAAAGAGAGTCCACCCTATTTTCTAAATCGGCTAAATCTTCATTACTATCAGGATCAGTCCCTAATAAATCATTTGCTAATTCTCTAGGAAATTGTCCGATAGTCTCTACTTCCTTGCCGACATCTCTTATAAGTCTATGAGCATTTTCGTCTAAGTTTCTTTTATTTTCAGTTAAGGACTCGTCTACATAATTTTTACTATCTGTCAAGCCTTTATCAGCAACCCTCTTAGCATTTGTTAAGAACCTTTTCGACTCATTATGCGCATCGTTTACTGCCTTAGCTCCGGTATCTATAGTATCAAACGCACCTTTTGCCACTACCTTTACACCGTCAATAGATTCTTTCATTACACTTTGGATAATTTCATTTTTACCGCATGAAGTTGTTAATGGTAACAATACCACTACTGCTAAAATTCCTAATACTTTTTTCATTTAATCTCCTTGACTATTTCTATTATATCATTATTCTAATTGTCTTACAACAAATTCTTTTATACCTGTAATATTTACATACTTTTTTAAATATGCTTCTGCTACATATTTTTCTATGAAGATAGGAAACTTCTCTACTCGTTTGAAAATTCCTTTACCTGTACTGTCCGTAAAAATTCCGTATGCTTTCATTTATCTAATTCCTCATATTGCCAACTTTTCTCGGCATATTCTTTTAAAGTTTCGACTACATTTTTCATAGAAAATTCTCTATTTATTGCATCATCTCCATAAGCTATTTCAAATACCTCTTCAATAAATTTATTCAATGCTTTTTTTGTATATGATCTTTGATAATCTTTATTCATAGCTCTATAACCTCACCATTTGCCTTTATTTGCGTTAACGTACTTAAGTTGATAGTTCTATAGGCTTTCTTATCAAAGCTCCATACAGTCAGTAAATTAAGGCTCTCAGCGTCATATTTCTTTTCGCCACCCTTAAGATGCTTTTTTACTCCTAACTTACATAAAATCTTCCTTTTTTCGCCGTTTTTCTTGATAAACGTAGCTGAAAAAATCTTGTTACCTACTAATTTTTTAATTTCTTGTGTATTCATTCAAAAATCTCCTCAACAGTTTGTGTTATAATTAATTTAGTTAATTTGTAAACCTGTTCATCATTATGGTCGTCATATAGTTCATACCTATCTTTAACCGATTCCATCAACTCTTCTTCTGTAAAATTATCAAAACCTTTAAAACCTCCTACCATTAAAGCAGTAATATCGCTATTATCCATATCTTTCAAACATAGATATATTAATCGTTGTTTAAAAGTACTTTTCTCATTATAATTTATACTTGCCATTAAAATGATTCTCCTCTTACTGTACACCATATAACCGCCTGTAGGTCATAGGCTTTCATGTTAATCTTATCAGCATACTCTTGTATAGCCAATTCAGCTTCTCTATATTTCTTTTGCGTTAAGCTCCCTTCAATTCCTAAATGCCTAATCATATGAACATCAATTGTCGCGCGATTACCTACTAACATTAAGTTCTCCCAAAAAGATAATGTTTTGCGTCCTGTCTTTTCTCTAAACAATGACCTTACTTCATTATAACACGTTGCATCATAAATTGCAATAGCTTTTTTTCTAAATAGTGGACTTTTTAAATATGCGTCTCTACCATTTTTTAATAAGCTTTCAGTATCATGTAAGTTATTTTGAAACGATGTTCTAGGCGATAATGCACTCATTATAGCGGTAACTTTCCAAGTCGGTTGACCATATTTAAGCCCTAAATCTCTACAATGTCTATTTAGTCTAGTATACCAAATTTTTCCATCATGCCTATCTTGATTCGATGCCTTGTCTAAAATCTTTTCAATTGTTTGTTTCATTGTATCTCCTTGTTTGTTTCCTCTTATTTAGTATAGCAAATTTAATGCGTCGTGTCAAGTACTTTATTGCTCTTATTTGATACCATGTAATTTTTTCATAGTATCTTCATATCGCTCTTTTTGCGTCACTGGACTTGATCCACCGTAAAAATCTTCTAAATATAAGTCATAAGCTTTTTCGGCACAACAATTGCATACGCTATTTTTAACTTCTACAATTTCTTCACACTCATCGTAATCCTCTCCATTTTGGCATAGATATTGCATATTAAAAATCTCCTATTGTACTATTATAATTTGTTTCAAACTTTATAAAATCATCTAAATTATCGTAAAGCTCTTGTAAAAATTCCATATCTTCAAATTTTGCGTAACCTCGACTTGTTACTTCTTGTAAGGTATCTAACAACTCGCTATTCTCTGGATAATTATAGAACTTATCTATATCTATATACTCGTAATCGTATAAAACTGTAAACACGTTGTCAAGCCTATCATGTAAATTATTCATACTAAAATCTCCTCTTAAATTTGCCTTTATAGCCGTTTTCTACTGCATCTAAATATAAACTATACTCATTTTCTTGAAACGCTTCTATGGCTCTATACTCCTCACAATGCATATCAAAATCATCTGAAAAATTACCCTCACACTCTTCAAGGTACTCTTCTCTTGAATCATATTCGGGTTGAATCACATGGTATTGAACCGATTCCATAGCCTCCTCAAACTTTTGAGTATCATCTTCACTAGTACTATAAGCTTGATAATTTTCAGCTTTAAAAACCTCGATTTCATTTTCCCATTCAGGTGGACTTGATAGTTTCCAATTGTCATACGCTTTATCACTCCAACTCATTTTATCTCCTTGTTAAGTCTTAATTAATTATAACATATCGCGTTATTTATGTCAAGGTTTTATTTTCACTAAATTTAGTTATATTATCGTCATAAGTTTCGTATAGATCACCATTTGCTTTACTAAGTAGCTCATAAACCTCATAAGAATTTGAAAAACTAGAATCCGTAGTATCTACAATATCGTTTAATAATTCCATAGAAACCTCTAACAATTTCCAAACTTGCTCGATTCTTTTTTTATTGGCGAAAAATAAATCTCTTTTATCCATTTTTAACTCCTCGTTAAGTTCCTATATATATTATAACATTTTTATTGCATCGTGTCAACAACTATTTAACACTATTATATAATTTAATTACTGCAAATATTGTGCCAATACATAAAATCATTGCAATTGTGTCCATTATAAAACCTCTAGTTCATAATCTTCAAATTCTATAGAAATATAGTCTTTTTTTATTGCAAGGTCTATTAACTTTTCCAAAACTCTAGCTTCTTTTGTTTTTACATATAAATCCATTATAATTTCTCCTTCCATGACCGCCTCTTTTTCTTGGCAATCCTATTTTTTCGTTGTTTACTCGGTTTACCTTGTTTGTTACCTTGAATCATTACAGTTATAATTTTGGCCGTCAATGAGGATACTACTATTATAATATCATCATTTTTAAACTTAATAACATCGTCCATACAATATTGAACACGTCCATTTTTTATAGCTTTTATCATATCAAGTTTATCGATATCTCTTTGCACCATGCGTCTAATAGCGTGCCATGATGCATCAAAATTGTCAACTAAAGATTCCTTAAGTTCTTCTAATTTCATCAATATTATCCTCTAACGTCGAAACGATATTATCCATCATAAATTGATCCTTATCATGTAAATCTAAAAATGTCAAGGCTTTTTTTAAGTCTTTTGTTAAATCTGTAGTCTCGATTTTTGGCTCTACATGCTCTATTTCTGACTCATAAAAATAGTCCCCTACTTCTTCTGATTTTCTGTAAACTTCTCCCCCTATATCATCTAAACTATATATATTAAATATATCTCCTACTTTATGCAAACTACTCTCACTTAAAAGCCTTATAATTTTAACTTCATCTCCTACTTTAAATTTACTCACTCTTAACCTCCTCTAATTCTACTAGATAGCCTTTAGGCTCGTCAAGTATTGGAATTAATTTTCTAACATTAATAACTTCATATTTCTTTTTTGCGTCCCTACCCTTTTTAAATGATACGATTTGTCCCTTAATAACCTTGTCTAACGTCCTAACTTTTTTCATTATACCACCTCAGTTGTATATACTACGCCATTTAAAACAGTATAAGATTCTAAAACGTCTGTGAGTTTTGGATTAACAGTCCTAAATTTGCCGATTGATTCGCTTGAATCATCTTCATAAATTAAGTGACACGTTCCGCTAGTATCTTGCATTAAAACAGACTCTTGCTTGAAGTTCTTAAAAGCAAAATCTTTTAAAGCCTCGATTTCTTCTAAGTTTTTAGGTAAACAAACGAAAGAAACTTCCGAATCACCTTTATAAACTCCAGTAGCTCCTTTATGAGATATATTTAAGTCCTCTAAGCAACCTTTTAAATTTAGAGTACGTTGTCTGTTACCCTCGAAAGTATTCGTTGATAATTCCGCTGATAAGATAATTACATTTTGAAAGTTTCTCATTTTAATTCCTTTTGTTAGTTGTTAAGTTTTCCTCTTACTTTATTATAGCATAGCGTCAATTACAAGTCAAGCTTTATTTGCGTCCCTTCCATTATTTTTTGTCATATTAATACCTCGCTATGATTAAAGAATCATTATTGAACTCGATTACTTGAGTATGGTCATATAAATCTTCTAAACTTTCAATATTAGTATAATCCTCTTGAATCTCTTCAAGGTCACTATATTCCGAATATTCGCAACATAATGCAATTACATCTAATTCAATTTCAATACCGCAATCGTCTGATAATTGCTCTAAATACTCGAATAAAGCTTTTTTGCCCTCATAGCTGAATTGATCTTCTCTACCCATGTTATGAAAAGCGTCGCAAAATTGTGAAAAGTTAATAGTTTGTTTCATTTTTATTTCCTTTGTTTAAGTGTTAATTAATTATAACATACTGCGTTAATCTTGTCAAGCTTTATCTTACTATCGACTCTAAAAAACTTAAATCTAATTTATCAAGTACTGCGTTTGTGATTCTATTTAATTGCTTAGAACACTCAATTTCAAGTCCAAAATGGTTTAAAAGCATCTCATTAAATAGCTCATCTTCAAAACCTCCTGCATAACCCATATCTTGACATTCATGAAAAAATCCGTTGAATATCCCTATGAATAATTTCTTGTCGTCGATCATCTTGTAAAGTTGTAGTAAATGAATCATTTTTTAACTCCTCGTTAAGTTCCTATATATAGTTTACACCATGCGTCATAATAAGTCAACCAAAAAACGCCACTACTCAAATTATTTTACTAAAGAAAAATTAAGTAAATAATCCTTGACTTCCGTAACTTTTCCGCTGTCAACTAAATAATTCTTAAGGTCACGCAAATTTTCCCTAAACATAATCTATTCATAGCCTTCTAAGCTCCATATTCGCCACTACAGCCATTTTATCGGAGTCCTTAACCTAGTATCAATAATACTTTTAAATGCTCTCAGCAAGGTATCAGCTTGACAATATCTGGAGGCATAAGCATAAACAGATTCTAGTTACAGCGTATATTCTTTAATTAATTGCCACAAAAATTAGGTATTGCAATATTGAGGATAATATGAGATAATTATAGTAGCAATCGAAATTCTTATAGGATTAACAAATGTTAAATAGATAAAACCTATGATGATTAGAATATTGATAGATAAAAAAGATGACACAAGTTAGCTACATTTTAGCAACTATATATTAAGAGAGAATAATATGTCAAAAATGAATTATGGTAAACGAAATTTAGAAGAAAAGGTTAGAAGACAAAAAGGTGAGTCAATCGCTAAAAACAAGTCTAAGAAAGTAACTGCTAAACAAATTTCATTGATGCGTAAACTTGGCATAAGATTTGATTCTAATATGAATAGAAAGACAGCATCGGACAAAATATCCGAAGCTTTGAAGAACGTATAAGATTAACGACCGTAAAAAAAACCGTATGGAACGAAAGAACCTAAAGGGACAGGAATCAGGGCGATACTAAACAAAATAAGTTTAGGGTAGACTTTAAGCTGAAATGCAATAAGACTGATTACTAGAATCGAGAAAGCCAGAATCGACTAGCGGAAAGCGTTGCTCTAAGTACTAGAAATTACTGCATACTTTTAACTCGGGAATCACGATAAGAGTTAACAAGAAATCAATACCTTACAGGCTTTTCGCCACTACAGGTAAAGAGTTCTATACCCAAAAGTCAACTTTCAATAACTTCTTACTCCTAAGTATATTAATACTATACCGATCAAAAGAAAAGATAACGGTTGAAACATCGCCACTACATAAACCAATAATGACCCATAAAGAATAAAGCCAATTAGTGTACAAAGTATTACGACTAGTGTAAGTAAATTATCTAGTAAGTTATCAATAAACATGATTGATCCTTTAGGTGTATTAACCTAGTTTAAGTATTGTTAATATGTTCTGTTTTTCTCCAGTGTAAAATTCTTTAGCTCCCTTCTCTAACTGCTCTAATCTTAACTGATACTTCTCTAATAAACTCATATAATCTCCTTTTGCATTGCGTTATAAATCACCGTCTTTAATCATACTTAGGATAATTAATCCGTTAATCGTCCCTATTAAATAAGCTCCTATTACTGTTATTATTAATTCCATTCTATTCTCCTTGTTTGTTTCCTTAATTAAGTATAACACGTTGCGTTAATCATGTCAACTACTATATTAATATAATATCATTTATTTTTGATGGAACGAAACTCATCCTTGAGCTGTGAAACTATTGGATACAATAATAATTTAGGTAGTGTTTGATTTAGCTGATTAGCTTACTTATATAGTAACACAATTACTGCAATGCGTCAAACTTTATTATCAGTTATCTTTTATTATTATATGGAACGATTTTACTTGACAATACCTGTAAGCTCCGCATTACCCTCTTAAATCGATCCTAGTAAAAGATGACCTATCATATAGGGTAGACCGTTTAAATGCTATACAAGCTAATCTGAGCAGCCATAGATAGTAGGCACTTATACGTTGGCTACTTGGCACCGATATTGCATAGGGATCGTAACCAAAGGTGGCATGATTCTTGCATATGGGAAAAGCCCTATAATAGTTGGCACGATATAGATGGCATCATTCTTGCTAATGCAAACGGTGTGCCAAGATAATCAATAAGATTTATTTAGTGCGGATATTCTAGAGAGTTGGCATGAGACTTGCAGGGGGGGAGGGGTGTCTGGTGCAGAGCAGTTGGGTTATTTACTGTTATGGTCTGATTACAGAGGAACCTAAAAATACCTTAATACAGTTCTACTATATAATCCTCTAAATCTTTATCTACAACTCGTAAATCTCCCACTAGCGTAGTTATAATATCCACCCTAGCTCCAAATTCAGAGTCCAACTTTTCCCTAAATACCTTACTGATTCCTATATATGTCGGAACTGTGGTATTATACTCGATCCACTCATCTACCAGACTCGTTATTAGGCAAATAGCCGGAATTCCTCTAACAGTGGTTGGAGATCCATTCATATATACTATATTCAATTTCATAAATTCTTCACCTTATTTATCCTTAATACACTATTCAATTAATAACACCTTAATAATAGGCTTCTTTTCACACTCTTCTCTTAGCTTCCCTCCAAATCTTACATCTGTTGGGTACACTTCATAAGAATCCCAATCATAAACGTCTTTCGTTTTAAATACTATAAACTTCTCATAGCAGTAATCATCATCTCCTTGAGAACGTAGTACAACTTCCATATCCTCATCATAAGCCTGTAACGCCGCTATTAGCTCCTTAACCTTCATTCCAATTCCTTTTCAACAATTTTAACACTTAATCATACTTTTAACCGCGTCCTTAAAAGCTTCTAAAGCTAATTTCTCAAACTCTTCATCAGTTACTTCTATATCATTTTCCTCTAAATATAATCTCACTGTCTCGTAAACATCTTCTTTTAAATTCATTCCAGTTCCTTTTCAACAATTTTAACACTTTGAGCATCACCTTCATTAAGTAGCTCGTACTTTCTAGTGTTCGCATTAGTCTTAAATCGATACACAGAGTCTACAGATTGAGTTATTCCTTTATTTACCATTACTACGAATACTTTCATGAGAAACTCCTAGTTTCGATTACTTTCACTATAAATCTCCTAAAGCAAACTTCATATCCTCGAATCGTTGCTCAAATGTCGCGACTTTATCCTCTAAGTCTGCAATTTTACTCTCCAAAGACTCTATATACTCTTGATCCTTCAAAACTAAGCGGACTTTCTGGGACATACTTATCTCATTGCTGTCCTGAGATCTCATAAGCATCATCTCTGTCTCTTCTATTACTAGTAAATCTCTTGATATAAGCTCATTTAACTGATCTAGTATCAATGATTCCTTATGTTTAGCGGCTTTTTTCACTAAATCTTGAACCATTTGTCCTGTTGGATCTATATAAGTACTCATTCTCGCTCCTCGGCTTCAGCTTTTATTGCGGCTACCTTTTGTTCCTGCGCTAAATCAGCTTGTATGGAGGCTTCTAAGACCTCTTCTACATAAGCTAATGCTTGGGTCGCCTTCATAGTCTCGGAGGCTCCTGTGCGGCTATTACGGACTAATATGCGGTTATTTGGCATTATCTTAATCATTACATCAAACATTATACCATCTCCAGTTTATTCACTATGCTTATAACCTCTTGTATTTCCTCGACTTCTACTAGGTTGAACTTATATTCTTTACCAACCTCAAATAATCTCATGTTAAAATTATGATAAACATTACTGCTGTTCTCTATATAATCTACAGCTTCTTCTTTTGATTCAAAGAATTTGGACATTAAAGAACCTCTTTCGGATTTTGTCAGGTCTACGTCTTTTCTTGTAAAATTACATGCCACTACTAAATACATACTATTCATTACATACTCCTTCAAACATCTACTAAAACCTGTCTAGAGTCTATTTCAGTTACCGTTACTTTGCTGATCGTATAATAATCAGTACTTAAGAATTCACTTTGTCCGTTTTTATAGAAAAGTCCTTGGTTTGAATATAGATTATTCTTAGCTTGTGTAGCTGCTTTACTTTTATTTCTAGCGCTTTCTGCGGATAATATGAGAATTTCCTCTCCATTGTGTCCTGTGATGGTAGTTTCTACAGAAAAATCATACTCTGTTATTAATCTTTGCTTTGTAATCTCTTCTCTTTCTAAATTCATTAATTCTCCTTTAAGATTAAATATGCAATTATAATATACAACAGTACTTGGAAAATAGCAAGATAAAAATTTTCTCCAAATCCTGAAAGGATAATACATCCTATAGTAAGTAGTGCGGCTACTTTAATGTTATTTCTTACCATCTAAGTGTAACTCCTTATAATCACTATAATCAACTTCTCCACTCTCATCATATACTACGAAATTAGTTTTAACACCTCTATCTTTTGGGTCCAGTACTTCTACTGTAATCTTCAAAGTCTTATCGGTACAGGCTATAACTCCGCTTTCAATATCGCTAACTTGTAGTATCCATTGATACACTGATAAACCTTGTAACATTCTTTTATTCATTCCCTATCCTTTTTATATCGTGCTTTCTCCAGTAACTTATTGGAAATTATAGAAATTTTTCTTAATATGAAGCGTTTTTCATCTTCGGTAATAGTAAAGTCTTGGAGGCTTTGAATAAGCTCTTCTCGCTTCTCTAGGATCTTTTCGACCTCTACTGGATCTTCAAATGGTTTAAATTCTTTCATTTCAATGTCCTAAAACTGCCACCTGTCGGCACTACAGTTAATTGTAAGTTGTTGATTTCATCCTGTGATAGCCACATTTTCTCTATTATTACGACCTCATGAAAGGTGGAACCTCTTAATTTCTCATTGATACCTTCCGGACTTAGGAACTGTATCTCCGTATTTGGAGTTATAACCTTAAAATCTAACATAAAGAACATGAACTCTGGATTATCATCCTTGAATTTGTGGAAAGCGTCTCTCATTTTTGATCTACTAGGGAACACTATAGCCTTTCTAAGCATTAAAGTCCTCCAAATCAAATAAAAATGATACGTTAGCAGGTAACTGGTAGCCGCAAGTTCCATATTTGAGGGTTCTTACATGAAGTTCCGCCGCTATTTCTACCGCTGTACCAGTAAAATCTTCTTTATGGGGCGTTAAAAAGGTAATCGTTATTTCTTCCATGTGTCTCCAAACTTTCGGCACTACCGCTTATACAGTGTTTTGGCTGTATAAGCTATATATTAACATAGATCGTCCAAAAAAGCAACATTTCTGAAAAGAAATTTGCTAGTCCGATCCCCAATCATTAACTACATCGTACCAATCCTCGTCCTCAATACTAACAGAACTACTCCACTTGGTAGATTTATCTAGAAGGTCTTCTGCTGTCTTACCGCATGGCTTACAGTCCTTCCAGTTATTAGTCCCAAACTTAGTAATGGTCCAAGGAGTGCTACATACTGGACACTTCTCCCCTATATGTTCTGGAGATACATAGCTTTTTTCTGCAATATCAGCATGATAGAACTTAAGATCCTCTTCTTTGTAATCCGTTCTCATACCAGAGTCGGACTCTACCTGAATCATAAACTTACCTTCTATTCTATAAGTATTTAAAACTTTGAACTTACCACCATAGTTATTAGCTACTGAGTCACCTCTTTTAAACTTACTAAAGTTGCTCATATAATTCCTCTAAATAATCTTCGCTATAATTTCCGCCGCTTGCATTTACGCTACATGCGATTGAAATATCTATTTGTTTCTTGTAATTCAAGTGACTTAGATCTTTATCGCATATTGAAATATACGATGCTGATTCTAAAGTCGCTATATAAAATAATGATTTAAGAATCGCTAACATCTAATTCCTTCTTGATCTTAACCGCAAGTTTTATATTAGTAAGCTTTTTACTCTCCGAAATCTCGGCAATATATTCTTTCAAATACTTGATATCTTTAACATGGAGATCATTTCCGCCGCTATAATAATCGACAGTAAAAGCTATCTCATCTAGTAATTCTAAACACTTGGTAGCGCGAGGAGGTAATTTCATCGCTTTAACGCCAATACAGTTCCGACTACTTTAGTCTTCTCTATTTTAAAATCTACACAGTCTTCGAATAATTCATCAGTTATGTTACTAGCTATATGACACTTGATAAAAGCTTTATCTTCATCTGTTAACTTTTTCTTAATAATATCCTGCCCTACATCTATATTTACGGTATATTCCTTAATCCAAAGTCTCAAAGCTTCTTCGCGAGCTATACTTCCCATTGTAGGGTTAATACCTTCTATTCCTGCTATAGTCATTAATTCTTCTAATGCTTTATTACTCATCTGTCACCTTTAATGTAAGTCTTCGTCGATTTTGGGCGGTATATCTGATCCGTCACCCTTAACCACTACCTTAACAGGGATACCCTTTTTTGTCAAGTTAGAAGCTATCAATTCATCCACACTACTGCCCCCGAGTGCAAACGCCAATCTAAACAGCATTGCAACACCAAATTGAAGAGCATCTGTGATCAATCCTAGAAGATAAGGAATCACACATAATAGTCCCAATACCGTACTTTGGAACAATCCATAGGTCGTATTTATTTTTATTGAGGTAACTGCGATTATCGCCACTACCAGTACTAATATAATACTAATTACCATTATTCATCCTCCCAAGGATCTAAGTCGTCAGGGAATTGAAAAAGATCAATATTCGCATAATGATACTCCAATCCTTCCGATAACATTTCTACTATTAACTCTACCTTCTCCTCATCAAATGTGAAGAATAAAGGCACTTGTAATTTCGCTACTTTTCCTATCATATTTTCCTTTAGTAGCGATAGCTCGCCAACCTAACCACTTAGCCTCTTCCCAAGATCCTCTCCTAACGCTCTGACGGATATCCCGGTTTACACTCTCGCTTGCGTTTCATAGCTCACACTTAGGTTACAAGTGTTCGGTAGTTTTTCACGTCTTACCGGACTGAAAGCTCCGTAAAGCAATAATTAATTATACTCCTAAATAAAACACTTGTCAAGAATTAATTTATATGTTACAATATTCTAGAAGGTATAAGTTTATTACGATGGAAGAGTGGATCGCTAGGGACTATATCTCAAAATACAAAGTAAGTTAAACTGTCAGGGAGCCAACCTTAAGAGACTCGGTAGCAGGATGACTTTATACCCAGAGTTTGCGGTTATTTACGCAAGACAGGTAGAGAAGATGGTATTACCAGTACCCTCTCATAGCTAGGAATCTAGCGTGAGGCTTATAGATCATGGAAGATCACCTTTGTATATTGCGAGGTTAACCTATTTTATAGGTCAGTTAACCTACCTTTGGGTAATGTCTGTATTGGGACTCACAAAGGGAATTATACTAATACTCTTAGGAATTCTTGTGTCTAAATACTTAAAATCACTGAATTTTAAAATATTTAATACAATAGAATACCTTCATATTAGCAACTATATAATGGACCCATATAAACAGGAGACATTATGGCTGACGAAAAAGATATTTTAGAACAACTTATAGACGCTAGAATGGCTTCTAAAAAAGAATTAGATAATTTAGAGCTAGGTAAAAAAAGACCTCTAGCTGCTAATATTAGAGATAGAATGGGAATGACAGGGGATCTTGCAGAAAACATGATGCCTGAGAAAGAATTAGCTTCTAGAATGTCAGGAGCATCTACAATCGATGATTTGACTAAACCATTAGGTAAGTCAGGATCTAGAATGGCTAATAAAGCTGAAACTTCAATGCTTTCTAAATTAGGAAGTAAGATAGGAGGAAAAGGTCTAGGTAAAGCTGCAGCAGGGTTAGCAGGACTACCTTTATTATTAGCAAGCGAAGCAGCGGACGCATCAGAAGTTGGAGAATCGGCATTAGACGATGATATGATGATAGCAGAAGCTCAAGGTAGAAAGGATTATAGTAGATCTCCTGCAAGAGCTAATAGATTAGACTCCATAGGTCAAGATTTACCAGAACAAAGCAACATGGATTATTTTAAAGAATTAAGAGCTATAAAAGATCAAAGAAGTGGTGAAGTATCGGACCGCCTTAGAGAAAATGGTGATCAAGAGATAAGAGATATGTTAGACGCTAAAGACTCAGCCAGTGATTATGCTGAGAAAGGAATGTCTCAAGAAGATAAAGAAAATGCAGCTTCTGAACATAGACTAAAAAGAAGAAAAGAGTTAGGGTTAGAATAATGAATATAGTTAAAGATAAAGAGCTAGATAAAGTCAAGAAACGTAAAGAAGGTAAGATAGAACCTCTTAAGTCTAAAGACAAGGAACTATTTAGCAAGATCCGTAACGCAATAAAAAAGAAAAAATAAAACAAGGATGTTTATGAAAAACTTAAAAAACGCACTACCATTTATTCTATTAGTAGCTCTAGTAGGACTATCATTTGTAAAGCCGGATATTTCGGTTTCAATTTCAATTTTAGGATTAGCAGGATTATCGGGATATAAGCTTTATTTAGAATCCATTAAGAAACCTGATTACGAGAAGATCTTTGCAGAAAGACTAGAAGAGATCAATAAAACCAATAAAGATAGAATGGACAGTCTTGAAAAAGAAATTGGAAAAGTTAAGTTTAAAGATCTATCTAAGACTACAGCTAGTAGACAATCTCAAAACGTAGCAGGATGGTAAAATGGACTTTGAAACTGGAGACGACTTTAATGAATTCGAAGCTGAGTTAAAAGCTCTTAAGGAGCGAATCTCGGCAGTTGAAGCTGAGAACGGTAAGTTAAAAGACGTTATCATTGAAAACGGTTTAGAAGACGAATTAGAGGGTATAGAGCTTACATCTGTAGAAGAGCAGATCTGTATGGATGGTATTCGATATATAGCTACTCTAGTTAGGGATCAAGAATTTGATGAAAAAGATATTAAAAATTACGATATCCTTTTAAAGAACTTACGTCAGATTAGAGGTAAGAACGATTCTATGGTTAAACCGACAAAGAAAGAATCTACAGCAGAGCTACTAAAAATAGTAGGCAGTTTAGATGAAAAGTAGGTCCAAGAAAAGAACCCCTATTACTAAACAAGAAGCTATTGCTAAACTTTGGGAACAGGGCGAACTTTCGTGGAAATTAAATAGAGTTCAGAAAGAGCTTAAGCATACAGTTGATACCGACACTACAAAGACTTCGGTAGTAGTAGTTTCTCGAAGAACTGGTAAAACGTACTGGCTAGTTATAGAAGCTTTAATGCAATGTTTGAAGCAACCTAATTCGGTAGTTAAGTTCGTATTTCCAAAAGCAAAAGATGCAAAGACAAACATCATACCGGTTATGAGAATGATCACAGAAGATTGCCCAGAAGAATTAAAGCCGATATTCAATACTCAAGATAAGATATTCAACTTTTATAACGGATCGCAAATACAATTAGCAGGATCTGATGGTGGAGGGATCGATTCGATTAGGGGAGGGTTCGCTCACCTTTGTATCGTAGATGAAGCAGGATTCGTAGATGATCTTAAATATGCAATTAGATCAGTATTGTCGCCAACTATTCGAACTACTGGGGGTAGGATTATTATGGCTTCTACGCCATCTAAAAGTCCGGACCATGAGTTTGTAACTGAATATATGATTCCATATAAAGCTTCAGGAAGACTTAAGATATTTACAATATATGATAATCCAAACTTTACTCCTGAGATCGTTCAAGAGATTATAGAAGATTATCCAAGAGGTGTAGAAGATCCCGACTTTAAGCGCGAGTATATGTGCGAAGTTGCAATTGATACAGAATCAGCAGTATGTGCTGAATTTGCACTAAACAAAGATGAAATAGTTATTAGCGATTATGAAGTTCCAGAGCATACAGATTTCTATATTGGGGCAGATATTGGATATGTCGATTTAACGGTAATGTTATTTGGATACTATGATTTCAAAAATGCCACCTTAGTTATAACTGACGAACTAGTAATGTCCGGGGCTACAATGACTACAGAAGCATTAGCTTTAGAGATCAAGAAAAAAGAGAAACTTAGATTCTTCAAAGATGGACAAAATACTGAGCCGTATCTTAGAGTTATGGATAATGACTTGAAATTAATCAACGATTTACGCCAACTACATAATATTCAGTTTATGCCAACGAAGAAAGATAATAAAGCCGGAGCTATTAATGAGATGAAGATCTGGATGGGTCAAGGTAGAATCAGGATTCATGAACGATGTAAGCATCTTATATATCACCTAGAATATGGTCAATGGAACAGCAAAAGAAGCGATTTTAAGCGTTTAAATGATTCACCTGACAAAACTATCAAGGGCGGTCACGTCGATGCTATACCGGCGTTATACTACCTAATTAGGAACATACATGCTTATAGGAATCCTTTTCCAGTTGGATATGGTACTAATATAGGTCCAAATACTTATCAATCAGCTAAATTAAAAGCTAGAAGAACGTCGCAAACTGCTGAAACTATGAGGAAAATCATGAATATTGGAAAAAAAAGATAAAATAATTAATACATTTTAGCAACTATATAATAGAAACTATAAAGGATAATATGAACAACGTATATTTTGCGGCAGATAAGCCAGAAGTTAAAGTAAGAGTATTGCGCGAGAAATCAGCAGATTGGTTCGCAGGTATAAACGACTCTAACTATCTAAATAAGATCGAAAGATCATACAAAGCATATTACGGAGATTACTACGGTTCATCAGGAAAGGGAGATCACGCAATATCTTTTGGCGGAGAAAACGGCGAACTAGTAAATCTAGCAGTAAATCACTATAGAAACTTAGCGCGTCATATTCATGTTATGGTAACTGGTACAAGACCAGCATTTCAATGTAGGGCAGTAAATACAGATAGAAAATCACTAATACAAGCAAAGCTAGGAAATGGCTTACTTGATTATTATATGAGAGAAGAAAGATTAGAAGAAATTTTAAAAGATGCAGTACAATACGCAATAGTCCTAGGATCAGGTTATGTAAAACTTGAATGGAATAGTAACAAGGGCGAAATTCACGACGTAGTGGAGCCTGATCCTGATTCCATATACTCAACAGATGAGGATGGAGTACCGTTAGATGAACAAGGAAACGTACTAGACGGATTTAATATCCATGAAGGTGACGTAGACTTCTCACTAATATCCCCATATGATGTTGTATTTGACGCAACAAAAGAATACTACGACAAGAACGATTGGGTTCTAGTTAGATCTAAAATAAACAAGTATGACTTAGCCGCTAAATATCCAGAATTAAGAAAACAGATAATAGAGCTAGATACAGTTGATAAGCATATGAAAGCTAAAAACTCGGCATCATATTCAAAAAGAAATGAAACTTCGGACGTATTTATTTACGAGATGTTCCACAAAAGAACAGCTTCTATGCCAGATGGAAACTATTTCATGTACTGTAACGAAGAGATAATATTAGAAGATACAGTTCTCCCATATCGCGGATTACCAGTATATAGAATCACACCTTCAAACATTATTGGAACTCCTTATGGATACTCTGATATGTTCGATTTATTACCACTACAAGAAATGCTTAACAGCTTATATTCAACGGCAGCAACAAACATCAACGCATTTGGTATTCAAAGTATCCTAGCTCCTAGAGGCTGTGATATTGAGCCGGAAGATGTTGGTGACGGTATGCAGTTCTTAAAATATAACGCTCAGTTTGGAAAACCAGAACCACTACAATTAGTTGCTACAAGTCCAGAAGTTTATCAGATGATGAACCTATTAGAAAAGACTATGGAAACTTTATCGGGAGTAAACTCGGTAGCGCGTGGTAATCCAGAGCAATCACTTAGATCTGGTAACGCATTAGCACTAGTTCAATCTCAAGCATTACAATTTGTTTCGGGACTACAACAGTCATATATTCGCCTATTAGAAGACGTAGGAACTGGATTAATTAACTTACTAAAAGACTTTGCAAAAGCTCCAAGAATGATAGCTATTGCAGGAATTAATAATACGTCAGAGATGAAGGAATTCAAGTCTGATGATATCACATCGATTAACAGAGTAATTGTAGACGCAGGAAATGCTTTAATGCAAAGTACAGCAGGTAGAGCGCAAGTTGCTGAAAACCTTCTACAAATGGGTCTAATTGATAATGCAGATAAATATCTAATGGTATTAAATACTGGAAACTTAGATTACCTAACAGATGGTAAGATTGATAACTTAACTTTAATCAAATCAGAAAATGAAGGAATGGTTAACGGAGATCCTCAACAAGCAATATGGTCAGAGAAACATTCAATGCACATAAAAGAGCATATGGAAGTTCTAAACGATACCGAGCTTAAAAAAGATCCTCAACTAGTTCAATTAGTATTAGATCATGTTCAAGAGCATGTTAACTTACTGCGAACTACAGATCCTGCATTACTTCAAATGAATGGCGAAACTCCTATAGCTCCTGCTCCTATGCCGGATAATATGGGTCAACAAGGCGGACAACCCCCTGCACCTCCAATGCCTCCGGGACAAGAAGGTGTACCGATGGATCAAGGTAACGCGCCTATGATGGCTCCACAAGATTCTAATGCAGCAGGTATGCCAAACATGCCTCGTCCGGCAGGAGAAGGGACTATACTACCAGATAATATGCCAACGGAACCGGGTGATTTATAGTGGCAGCTAATAGAATCCGCTACATTAAATATGATCATAGACCGGGATGTAAAATATCTCTAAGGATGTATACTTCTAAAAAAACAGGAGCTAAATATCGCGTCATAATAAATGAAGAAGAAATGGAATATTATATTCGAAATGAAAGAAATAAAGAATTTGTAAAAAAGAGTCGCACACATAAAAATATGAACATGCTGAAAAAAGAGGCAAGAGAAGACCTAGAAAGTTTAGGAGTTGAATTCAAGAGAGAATCTCGACAAAGAACATTCGGAGTTAAGCCTAAAGGTTATGATCAGAAAACTCATGAAAGAGAAGAGCGACTAAAGAAATTAGAAAACGACAATAATTAAACCTCTATCATAATGACGAGGTAACTATGCTACATCGAAAGACTAGCAAGGAGATAATATGTCAGAAGAAGTTGCAGCAGAGGCTGTAGTAGAAGAAAGTGCGCCGATTCAAGAAGAGTCAGCAGAAGTATCACAGGAAGTAAGCGAAGAAATATCTGAGCCAATATCGGAAGGTAGTGCGCCAGAAGTTCAAGCTGAAACAGAAGCTGAATTAGAAGATGAGATTCAAGCAGCAGCAGAAGATGGTGCATCAGAAGAAGAAATCAAAGACATGATTCGCCAGTATACTATCAAAGTTGATGGTAAAGAATTAGTTAGAGAGATCGACGTAAACAATGAAGAAGAGATGATTCGTCAACTTCAATTAGCAGCAAAGGGTCAGAAAAGTACTCAAGAGTTAGCTGAATTAAAGAAGACTTATAATGCAGGACTTCAGAACATCTTAAACGATCCATTCGCAGCTTTAAAATCACTAGATCCAGATTTCGATGAAATGGCTTATGTAACAGACTTTGTTAACAAAAGACATGCAGCAGCTCAAATGAGTCCGGAAGAAAAAGCGGCAGTAGAAAGAGATACTGAGTTAGAGCAACTTAGAGCAGAGCGCGATAAAATGGCTCAAGAGAAGAATGATAGAGAGCAATCTGAGCAAAGAAGACAATTAGCTGATGAGATTCAAACAGATATTATGGCGGCATTAGATAGCGATGACGAGCTTATAGCGGATAAAGAAACTATTGGACTAATTGCTAACGAGTTAATGTGGGCAGTTAAGAATGGTTACGATATGACAGCAAAGGATGTACTTCCAACTGTTAAGGATCAACTTAAGCAGCAATATGAAAAAGCAGCAGGTAGATTTAAGAGTACTGATGTTCTTAAGAAGTACTTAGGAAAGAATTTGATTGAAAAGCTTAGAGAAGAGAGACTTCAAAATGCTAAAGAAACTCAAATTAAGAATACAAAGTCTATTAATAAAGACGTTGCATCTAAACCTGCAGACGAGGAAGCAAATAAAGCTCCGGGAAGAAAACTGAGTGAATTATTTAGATAACTAAGTTGCTGTAATTGTTGAAAAAGCTAATTTTTATTGTTTTTTATGCGATTACAGTTGCTTTAAATTAACAACTATGTTATGAAGGGTAATTTTGCCCTTAGAAAAGACCTCTAGAAGCTGCTTATGCCGTTTAAGGAGATTTTCGGAACAATCAGGATATCTTCGGACTCCTGCTCTAGATCTGAAATACCAATTTTTACTAACAAGAAGAATAGGATGGTCGTTTTCGTGTAACTTTTAACTAAACTAAATGTCTGAAAGAAGTAGGACAAAGGAAATTAAAATGGCTAATGAAGTAGCTACGCTGAACGGTCTATATAAAGACAGATACGCGTCTGAAGTAACAAAACTAGTACCAGATCATGTTAAATTGTATAATGCTGTAAAGTATGATTCATCTAAAAAAGTTGGAGACGCTTATGTTGAGCCTGTTATCCTTTCTTTAGAATCAGGATTTACTTATGGTGGTGAAGATGGATCTCTTTTTGATCTTGAAGACGCTAAAGAATTTAAAATGAAGAAAGCTTCTGTTAAAGCAAGAGAACTTGTTTTAAGATCTGCAATTTCTATTGCAGCACTAAACAGATCAGCTTCTGGTGAGCAATCAATCGAAAAAGCAATGGACCTTATGGTTGGAAACATGCTTAAATCAATCTATCACAGATTAGAAGTTCAAATGTTCTACGGACAATCAGGACTTGGAATTGTTAAGACTGATAGTGCAGGTGGAGCAAATGATGAAGCTATCGAAATCGAAGTTTCTGAATGGGCTGCAGGTGTTTGGAATGGTACTACTGGTGCTAAAGTAGAAGTATTTTCTGCTGACAAATCAACTAACAGAGATTCAAATGCATATGAAATCTTAGGATACTCTCTTAAAGATAAAACAGTTTCACTTAAGAAATCTTCAGGAAATATTGGTGCTGCTGAAATAGCTGCTACAGATGTTATCTTTTTCAAAGGTGCATGTATTGCAGGTGCTCCGGCAACTCTTAATGAGTTCATCGGTGTTCACGCTATCTCTGAAGAAACTGTTAACTTATTTGGTGTTCCAAATGCTAACGAGCCTTTATTTCAAGGATCTATCGTTGACGTTGGTACATTATCAACTCCAGTTGTTCTTTCACAAGCTAAAATTGAAGAAGGAATTGCTTCAATGGTTGAGAAAGGTCTAATGGAAGAAGAAGTTTCTGTATATGTTAACCCTAAGCAATGGGATGACTTACTAAGCGAGCAAGACTCTAAAAGAGTTATCGATAGTTCATATTCATCTGCTAAACACCAATCAGGTGCTAGAGAGATCGAATTCTTTGGTCAGAATGGAACAATCAAAATTAAAGCTTCTACATTTGTTAAGCAAGGATACGCTTATATCATCTGTGAGAAGGACCTTAAGAGAATCGGATCTACTGAAGTAACATTCAAGAGACCTGATGGTGAAGAATTCTTCAAGTTACTAGAAGGTAAACATGGAGTTGAAATGAGATGTATGACTGACCAAGCGTTATTCACTTCTCGTCCGGCATCGATCTGTCAATTAAGATATATCAAAGCTGAAGCTTAAGATTAAAAATTTACAATAAACAGAGCCTCGGTTAATCCGGGGCTTTTTTGTTTAACCTACCGTAATTACTTAAAATAGCGAAAAACCTCCTAAAAAGATGGGTGGATTTCCGCACATATTAGCAACTATATAATAGAGATATAAAGGGGAAATCATGCCTAAAAATTTAATAGTCGTAGACGAGATATATGAATATCCAGTAACCGGAGACAATAACTACGGTGAAGAGGCTACAGGTTGGGCAGAGGCTATAACAGCAGTTGCAGCACAAGTATCAGGACCGGGAGATATTCCTACTACAGAGACAAGTCTACTAGGAGCATCATCTGGAGGATATGTAACTGGAGATATTACAAACTTAGTATTCGATACAGCATACGTTCAATCATTAATAATCACAGGACACATCACAAGAACATACGCAGCAGCAGCTACTCAAGTTGAAGCTTTTTCAATTGAAGGCGTATATAACGGTACAGAAATCAACTTCAGCACGGATCTTTCAGGAGACGATACAGAGGTAGAGTTTGACGTAAATGGTGGACAATTCAGATTCAAATATTTAGAAATAGCAGGTACAGACACAGTAGTAATTAAGTTCTCAGCATCGGCGAAGGTCGACGAGGCTTATTTTGCGTAAATGAGTAAAACGATAATAATAATTAACTTAGTAACACGACAGAGATCGTGAAATCGGAGATTGCATCAAAGAGGTTTTAAGGAGAAATAATGAGTATTAAATCAAGGAAGTTTCAAAAAGGTATTCGCACAAAACCTACAACAGATGCGGCAACATTAGAAGGAGAGCAACGTACTGACTCTGCTGATAATAAACAAAAGATTTTTTTAGATTCTGCAGAAAGAGCTGTAGTAACTGAGGATCAATCTCAAGACCTATCTAATAAGTCAATCGACGCAGATAATAACACAATTTCTAATCTAGAAACAGATAATCTTAAAGCAGGAGTCTTAAACACTGATTTAAGCGGCGCAGCTACTGACACTGAGATACCATCAGCATTAGCGGTTAAAACGGCTCTAGAAGGGCAAAATGAAGCTTCTGAGATCAATTATGATAACAGTACTTCAGGACTTGCAGCAACGGACGTACAAGCAGCTATTGACGAAGTTGAAGGAAGACTAGATTCTTCTGAAACAGCTTTATCAGATCACTTAGTAGACGCTGTAGACGCACACGATGCATCAGCAATCTCTAACGCACCAACTGGTAACTTAGTAGCAACAGACGTTCAAGGAGCTTTAGATGAGCTTCAATCTGAAATAGACGCATTACCGGCTAAATCAGAGACACTTCAAAATAAAACATTAGATTCATCAAACACAATCTCAGGATCAATCGAGACTCCTACAAGATTAGATGTAAAACAAGATACAGAAGCAAACCTTATAACTTACGCGGCAACAGCTTCGGACGGACAACTTTGTTTCGCAACAGATACTTTAAAAATGTATCAAGTAATTACAAACGAGCTTCAACCTGTAGGCGGAGGAGGATCAACATCTTTCGAAATCGATCAAACAGCTCACGGATTAGCAGTAGGTAATGGTATCTATCATGACGGTGCTAACTACGTTTTAGCTCAAGCAAACGATCCAAGTACTTTAGCTTATCATACAGTAGTAGAAGTTATTGACGCAAATACTTTTGTAGCGGCGGATTTTGGACGCATAGAAGTAGCAAGTCACGGATTTACAATTGGAGAGTATTATTTCCAATCAGAAGCTACAGCAGGACTACCAACAATTACTCAACCAGTATCAGGATATTCGAATCCTTTATTCTACGTTGAAGATGCAAACACTTTACAAATTAAATGCCTAAGACCTTCACCAGTTGGCGACACTACTAATCTTGATGAAATAGCTGACGTTTCAGTACCGGCTCCAGAAGACGGACAAGTATTGACATATAACTTAGCAAATCTAAGATGGGAAGCAGTAGACGCATCAGGAGGATCTTCATACGAGATCGTTCAAGCAGCTCATGGTCTTTCAGTAGGAGAAGGGA